AAGTCTCAGTTTTTTGGGGGGAGAACTCCGAGATGCCGGAGCCACAACTGATGCAGGACGATTTTTTTCCGAGTTGCCCTGGAAGTACTCGGGGAATTTCTCTCTTACGCGAGACGTTATACGCTCGTAATAGTCGTCGGTCGAAGCATACAGATCTCCATGCTGTTGCACAAGATCCTTATGCACACCCATCGCAAAGTGGGTCATCTCATTGTTGACCCCCGGCTGCCCAGGCGGACCAAACCATCTATGCGCATTCTTCCACCTTTCTGCCTTGGTGTCAACATAGTTTTGTGCAGGCCGTTCTGCCTCGGGTTGAACATTCTTGACCCGCTCCGAACGAAGCACCGCCTTGTTGAATTCCTCTACAGCAGAAGCGATCTTATCCGCGTCTCCTGTATACAACGCCTCTTTGTATTTCTTGCGTGACTCTTCAAGTTCTTTCTCTGAAACCACCTGCATCGTATTGATTAAGGTCTTTTCTCCAGAAGAAAGCCTTTCTTTCAAGCGCGCATTCTCGTCTGCAATTGATTTCGCAAACACCAAAGCTTCCTCTTTGGCTCTGCGCTCTTCGTGTTTTTGGGCTGTAAGTTCTTTGATCCGTTTTTGTACTTTAGCGGAATACGATTGGATCTCTTCATCGGGCGGATCTTCTGCAACCGGCGCCTCTTCAATCTCAACTTCTGTCGGCTCTTCGTTTTCTACTTCGACTTCAAGTTTTTCTTGATTCATAACAACTCCTTAGCGCGGATTGTCCGCGTTGCTGTTAGACGCGACTATAGCCGCGAGGGTCTTCAACAACACCTTCTACAGTGTCGTCGTTGATAAGGCGGAATTCTCTTCCGTGAATTTTGAAACGCGTTCCAGAAAAAGCTCTTACCAGCACAAAATCTCCTTCTTTACACCACGGCCCTGTCGGAAATTTTTGTGTGTCTTTGTAGCAATCCGGGCCTTGCTTTACAACATACAAGACTACAGTGCTAAATTCTTCTAACTGTTTAAGTGCATCGGGTTTGAACAACCCGTTTTGAAACTTTTCTTCTACATTTGGAAGGGCGCATAACATGCGATATCCTGTAGGATCAGGCAGTTGCGTTGCTGTTTCGCTCATGGTTTCTCTCTGATATTTCAGTGTTAATACGGACTGCAATCAAAAGACCTTCAATCTGCCCACAAAGATACTTGTATTCTTCATAGGGAAGACTTCCTTGTATCAATTGTTTTGTAATGTATTGAATGTGTTTTTCAATTTGTAGGTTTACTGCTTCGTACAATTCCACGCCTAACCTCCATTTCTGCGGCACTATCAACCAACTTTGTTTGATTTGCCAGATTGCTTATCCGCTCCTGTGATTCCAGGCGCTCCCTTTCCATCATCACTTTTTGCTCCTGAGCCTGTTGCTTCAATTGGATTTCTGCCTGATCCTTGGCGGCCTCGCGCTGTTCGCGTTGCGCCTTGATTTGCAACTCCTGCTGTTGCATTTTTACAACAGGATCTTGTTGCGCTTGTGCGTTGCGCATCTGTTGCGCCGCTTGCATGTTCTTACTCAGCAGTTGTTGTGCCGCCGCCGCCGTTAGTCTTGAAAGCTGCACTTCAAAATCTTCCGGCAGAATTGTATTAGGTTGTGGCATCGGAACGCCAAGCTCTTGCTCCAACCTGCGGCGGTATTCAAAGGCAAGGTGTTCATTGACATGAGCCATCGTAGCCGCAAACATCTGTTGGGCCATCGGGTTCTGTTGCATTTGCTGACGCAACATAGGATCCTGAAGTGCAGCCATATGCACCGTAATATGCGCCTGATGATCCTGATAAATAAACGCCTTAACAGGTTTCATGTTAATTAAATTCATGTTTTCTGTTACCGGATCTCTAGGCTCCTGTTCTTTTGTTACAGGGATTAGCCTATCAATATCCTTTACTCCAAGCGCAGCGAGCATCCTTTTGTGCAATTCTGGTATATCGTATATCTGCGGCGCTGTTGCTGAAAGTTGAAGAACGGCCTGATATTGCGTAACTCTTTGCGCCAGTGTTGTAGCGTTAGGATCTGATACTGGTATGACTTCTACATTGTCATAGTCTGGTTGTTTAGCACCTCTTCCCTCTGGGCTATCAACCTGATAGTCATATTCTGTAGGAAGATAGTCGCGGATAATTGATGCCAGGAGTTTGAACTCTTGACGCATGGAGTAATGCAGTCTTGCCTGTACTGCTGACATTACTTTAAGCGTTCTTTCTAACACCGCCAAGGTAGTTCCCACCGGGGTGTTTGCTGAAAGGTCGCTAATCTGCATATCTGCTGTAGCAGCGAATCTCCTTCCTTCTTCCACAATTTTTTGCAACAGCAGCAAGAGTGTCTGGCTTGGTTCCTTATAAGGAAGAATCATGATGTTGTCTTTGACTGTTCCTATAGGAACGTCAACATCACGAAACTCTCCAGGGGCAATTGGTGTGTCGTCTCCTTTAACCCGCAGCCCACGAGACTTGAGACCGCCGGGTAGGTTGCTTAAGGTTCCTGCATCAACAAGCTGACGGATCAATGAAGTGCCTGACTTGGCAAACCCACCCACAAGATGAATAAGTCCAAAGCCATAGAACCCAAACCCTGGTATATAGATATAGTGTGTATAGTGCATCCGCTTTAGTTTTAGCGGGTCATCTTCATACCAATTTCTGCGCACTGCCAAAATTTTTGACGTGCCTTTATCGAGCGTTACAATATAGGGAAGAGCAATTCCTGTCGGCCCGGATGCATCGCTATCTTCAAATCCAGGCAGATCAAGATCAATACAAACCTCCAAGATTCGATAACGATCATCCATCGTTGCTGTCATGCCCTGCTCTTCAGCTTTTCTTTTTTCCACATCATCCAGTGTTGTGGTTGGCTCCCCAAGGTCTACATCGCGCCATAGTCCGGCGTGTTGCAACTTGCGCACTTCGTTTTTTGTTTTGCGCATAATTTGCGTGATTCTTGCTGCGGACCTCAGATCGCTAGCACCATAAGGCACTACCATGTCTTCAGCTGGAACAAACATGGACACCTGCCTCCCCAGTGCAGGATCGTAATAAACTTTTTTGAACGCTGATCCAGCCAATGCTAGCGACCACAACATTTTTTCATGTTCTGGACGGTATTCCGGCATTTGTTCTGTTAGCCGCCAGTTCATGTCTTCCTTGACACGCTCAGCAGCATCTTCTTTTTCTTTTGTAACCTTGCCAACAATTTGTGTTTTTACAGGGCCGGAGGCAGGGAAGGTTTCCATGATGGATTCTGACTGAAACCGCACTGCTGCTTCTGATAACAAAGGATAAAACACACCACAAGCCCCGGGCCAGGGTTCTGTTCTGTCCTCATATTTCATGCCAAGAAGTTTAAGTCCATCTACATAAGTATCAACCCATTCTTTTCTTGCTGACTGATCGGTCTCAAAATCTTCCAAGATATCACTTGCCAAAGATTGCAGATCTCTGTCATCAATATATTCTGCAAGATTGGCATCGTGTTCTTCGGGTTGATCGCGCTCAGGCTCTAAAAGAATTTCTATGCCATCAACACTAATATCTACCGACTTTGGTTCTTCAATTTCTATTTCTATTTCACCAATGTCTTCCACAGCATCAAGACCAAGTGGTGCGCGATAGAGTGAAGGTACTATTGCCATAATTACCTCAGTAATAAGCTATCCGACGATGGACAACCTGTTCATTGCTGTTGTCGTCACTTCGCAAATTCAAGAATCCGCCTTGCCTGAATCGTATCAAAGCCTGGGTTGTTGAGTCTACTAGGTCATCATACTCTCCAGATGGAAAGGCCGCCATCTCCTCAATGACCTCATCGGCAAACTTCCTCTCAGGCGCCCATACCCTCCCAGATGCAAAGAGGTCTGCGACTGCGTTAAGCCGAACAATCTTGTCATTTCCTCTTGTGGGGGAGTACTCACTTACAGGTATGCCCATTTTTCTTAACTCAAACACTAGTGGCGACCCGGCAGCTTTTGCTTCCACCAAAAAAACATCGGGCTGCCACTCCTGATATGTCTTATACGCTACTTCTTTCAATTCTGGAAACTCATAACGCTCCTTGAAGGCATCCAACAGTATCACATTTGTCTCACCATCTTCGTTTTCCCACACTCCCCAGGTTGTACATGCCGAGTAATCTGCCCTTGTGCTCTTAAGAAAGGCTGTATCCCAGCTTTGGATCAAAAAATCACACGCAGGAGGGTCATCTTTTTCCCATCTTTTCCACCACTCCCTTTTTACAATCGCGCCTTCTTCAGCAGTTGGCTGTTGCTGGTATTGTGCGTTCCATTTTGCTACTGGAAGCTCTTCTTTTAGCTTTGTAAGTTCACCAATACTCCAATATTGGGGCCATATAGGTCTTCCAGAAGGAAGGATAGCGGGCAACTCAATGACTTTCCACTCTTCTCCGCCTCTTGTACCGGATGCTTTGATCACATGCCCCGTTAAATCCCTCAAAGACCAGCGCGTCATCACAATAATGATGCGCCCGCCGGGTTGTAAGCGCTGCCGAGGCCCGGAAGTGTACCACTCATACACATTATCAAACACATCTGGCTTATGAACAGCAAGTTTTGCTTCTTGTTCTGAGTGAGGATCATCAATAATCAGCAAATCTGCACCTTTTCCTGTAACCGCACCCCCTACTCCAATAGCAAAATACTCACCACCCTTATTCGTTGACCACCTCCCTGCTGCTTTGCTGTCTTGCTGAAGTTTTGTCACATCAAAAATCTGTTGAAACTCTCCAGAATTAACTAAATTTCTTACTTTTCTACCAAAACCTACTGCCAATTCTGCTGTATGAGAGGTCTGAATTACTTTTTTAGTTGGGAAATTACCCAAAAACCACGCAGGCAGCAAGTAAGATGCAAACTCACTTTTGGTATGCCGCGGCGGCATATTGATAATTACACGTTTACAGTTCCCAAACACAACTTCTTCAAACGCTTTAGCAACAATTCCATGATGATAACCTTCTATAAACTCCGGCCAGATAGCATGTACAAAAGGCAAGAAGGAATTTTGACGTTGCTGCCTTATTTCTTCTTTCTCAGCTTTCTCAATCTCCATGAGAAGCATCTCTTGCTCTTCTCTCGTAAGCAAATGCAGTTTTCCCAAAGCCCGATGTGCTAATTTCTTTATATCAGTCATTCCAAAGTCTCAATCGCTTCCTTATAACCTAAGCCAAGATGGATAAAAATGAAAGTTTGCCGTACGGCCAGTACCACTAATCCATGATAGTCATCCGTTTATTAGGTCTAATGCCCCTCCTCCTATATCTTTCTCTTTTTAAATGCCCTCTTTCTACAAGTACATCTACAACTTTTTTGACCGCTTGCTTGCTTCCTAGCATAAGCACAAACCTTAGATCCTCTAAACTAGGACCAAAGTGATACTCATCCCACCATTTACACACAGCCCGATATACCTCACTCTGTAGCGGTGTCATCCCAAAACCTCCTTCTAAACTCCTCCCTATCCATAGACTCCGGTAAAGGCCCAGCATGATACGCATACCACCTCTTAGGATCCTTCCACATTTCTCTCAAATTTTCTACAAATTTTTCTTCAATAGGGGAGGTATCTAAAACATCACCGGGGGGTTCTTCTGATAATTCCTTATCTTGTAAGTCACCTTTTTCTTCTAAATCATCACAAAAATTTTCTGATGTATCTAAAGAGTCTTCTGACTTATCTAAATCTTGCGACTTATCTAAAAAATCTTGCGACTTATTTAAAAAATCTTGCGATGATTTGAGGGGATTATTGGGACTAGGGTCAGCCTCTGCGCAAGGGCCGAGTTTGTCCCCCCCGGTGGTGCCGCCCATACCCCGGCCTCCCTTAGTACTATCTACTGCTTCTATCTCTAACGCCATTCCCCTAAGCTTAGCCTCTAGAGTCTGCCTGACATCGGAGCGGCGATGCTCCACCACTGACCGAGACTCGAACGCTGCTACATCCGCAAGCCTGCCGATGAGTTCCATAGCCCGGAGCCTATCCCCTGTCCTCTGTGCTGTCCTAGCCTCATGCTGCAGGGTATCGACTAGCCAATTTCGAATCTGCACTGGATCCTGAGAGTACCTCAGCCTTTGCAATGCCTGTTGTTGGCTAAG